ATAAGCAATGGAATCCGAACCATTGCCCGTAACTTCGCAGAGTGAAAGAACATAATATAAATTTTGATTGTCAGAAGTAATTGAAAGATCAGTAATTGTCCCGCCTACATAACAGTTGCCATAAACGATTGGCAGTTTGTTATTTGTTGCTGGTTGAATCTGTAAATTAGTGCCAGTATTTAACTGAGTTGTTCCGTTGCTAGTTGGTGCTTTTGGTGCGGTTAAGGCCGACACAATAGATGATGCGGCCATCGTTAGACCCATCATTACTAATTCTGGTTGTCCTGTAACTACGCCAACTACGGCAATTACAGCACCAACAATCGCACCTAAAACGCCACCACCGCCACCCATACTATATCTTCCAAGTGTTTTGTAACTTAGTTGCACCATATCTACTGAAATCAGAATCAGTAAAACAAGAAAAATGCGCTTCTTTTATTTCGCCAGTTTTCTTCATTTCTTTACCAATTTCAATAAACTTCTTAAACAGCTTTAATGATGTTTTATCATTTGTGCTATGCCACATAATCTCATGTAGCGAATATTCCCCTTCAATAAAAAAACACGGGGCTTTTATTGCGACTAAAACACCACTTAAATCTTCTGCAATCAATATAAATCCAGCACCAGCCAGAATCATGCTTAATTGCTTGCCTACATATTCTCTTGACCACTTAGCTTCATCTTTTAATATTGCAAATCGATGGGTCTTGCAAAAGTGTTCTAGTATCTTATAAATTGCATCAAAATCAAATTTATTTGCGTACCGTATCATTGCTTTCCAAAGGCATAGTATATTGTCGATATAGTGGCCACTCGATTCATTGATGTATCGCCAGGTGTGAAATATTCCCAACTTGAATCATTAGTAAATCGACCAACCGTTCTGTTTTGTAAAATCATTTGAATGTTTGCGGCACTAACTGTTACCGTACCTACATACATACGCACTTCTTCCATCCATTGTTCGCCAATGTTGAAAGTATTAATAAACCCATAAAAATATTGATAAAGGCCACCAGAGCCACCAGATGTTATTAAACTTCCATCAGTATTGAAAAAGCCTTTCCACATGGTAATTTGTGCGCCTTTTAAATTACCATTTAGCACTACGCCCAAAAGGGCTGTGTCAATACCGACCAAAGTAATAGTGGTTTGATTGGCGGTAGATTTAATATCCCGTTGAACCTTGCCAATACCAATTAATTGACCTAATCCATCAAAAGGCTGTGAATCCACCGCTGGCACGGTAATAGCCGTTGGCGCAGTAGAAAACCTATATTCTGTAGATGGCGTAACAATACGCACAAAATCCGCATATCGAATATTGTTAGTATTTTGTATTGGTGCTATTACTTGGCTCATAATACCGATTCAAATGCTTTAAATGGCCCTGACCATTGTATAAAGCTGTCATTGGTCATTGGGATCAAATTATAAGTTGGGTATTGTTGCAAAATGATTGGAAAGGTGCAACCAGTATAAGTGTTTCCACCTAAAGAAACGGTTGTGCCATATTGACCAATAACTGCATTTTCTGGTGATACTAAGGTTGTCAATAAGGTGCGGTGAACAGGAATAGTAACGGTAGTCCCAGAACCACGCATAACATCAGCGGTAGCAATATAAGCATAACGATCAACCTGGCAGAAATCGCCAGCCTTTACGATATAAGAAGTTGAAGATATAGATGGCAAACTACCTAATACTAGATTTTTCCCAGCAGATGCGGTTTCCCATTGACAAGCTGAAATTTGAACCGATGTCATGTCGCCTTGATATGCAATGTAATTTACCCATCCAGTAGATGCAAAGTTAAGGTATTGCTCTAGCGATTTATCGTAATAGCGTAAGTTAGCCAATAGACTACGATTTTGGCTGTAAAGCTGATAAGAGTTAGGCTTAAAAGTAAATTGGAATGGAATAACAGTAACAATTTCAGATGTAGAAATACGCTGGTTACGGCTAATGGCTTGCCCAACCAATCGTTGATCCATAATCGTTACTTGTTCTGACATTGCCAGAATGGTGCTTATATCTGCCATGTTTATCTACTTTGCGGTAATGATCGTTGGGCAGATTGATTGGCCGCCCATACTGCGGTTTGATTTCTAGCCAAAAATTGTGTAGCCGATTGAGTATCAATAGCAGACATATTGGCAATATATGGGCCGTTATACATTACAGATGGTTGATTTGAGCCGCCCATAACATCTGCTAATTTATTGTTTGGCACAACTGTACCGCCAGTTTGAGGAATAACCAACTCTGGGCCATTTTCACCAACTATAGCTGGCATACCAGGAGTTAAATCACCACCACCAGCGGCAGTCATAAAATCAGCAGAATATGCTCCCCCTGGTGTTGATGCTCCACCAGCAAACAAACCACCGCTAAACAATCCACCAAATCCACCGCCCATTGCGGCAAATAATTTCATTTCTTGAGCTTGCAATTCAATCTTTAACAAATCATTAATAATGCTTTTTGCCAAATCGCCAAAGTTTAATTTACCAGTTTGAACGAATTGATCTAGCGCATTAGTCATCGTATTAGTAATTGCACTAAACATTTTTTGCGCTTGCATAGCGGCATTATCAGAATTTTCTATATATTGTTCATATGCTTTTTGCCAACCATAGCTAAATGATTGTTGATATGCTTGAGTTGCCAATACTTCATCTTCGGTCTTTTGAACATAAGTTTGGGCAGTATCAATAATTTGATCTTTTTGCGCTTTAAGCATTTTAATTGTTGCTTGACCAGCGGCAGTTGATGGATCAGTTGTGGCAATCTTTTTGTCCACATTGTCCAAAGCCTTTTGCATTTCTGCCAAGACTTTAGTAATTTCAGCAACATAATCTTTTTGATTTTTAGTAAGCTGTGTTTCTGATTCTTTAGCAGTCAATAATTGAAACTGAATAGCCGCTTGGCGTTCATATTCTTTTGATAAATCTTGCGCTTGTAATAACTGTTTTTCGCCAGCAAATGTAATTGGTCGTTTTGCTGGTTCATCTGATTTTTCTTTTGCTTTTTCTGGGTGCATTAACTTTTGTAAAGATTCTTCATACTTTGCGTAATCCGAACCCATTTCATCAAGTCCAGACTTCCAATCTTTTTTAGCTTTTGAAATATCGCCAGAAAGAAGGTCAGCAATAGAAATGCCTACAGTTTTAGTTATATCACCAAGCTGAATAATTCCTTGTTCAGCAGTATTAAAAGTAACTGCCAAAACATCAACAAAAATACCAAATAATTGAATTAATCCTTTTACTGGATCAGCTAACTTATGCAGACCTTCATAGAACATATCTACGGCTGGAATGACTGACCTTGTAAACTCAAGGCCAATATCCCTAGAATCTTTAGCCAATTTAAGGCTAAGTTCATGCGCTTGTTCTACAGAAGCGGCATATTGATTCATTGTGCCTTTAGCTTCTTGCAAATGTTCATTTAAACCAACAATGTCTGTACCACGAATTTGACGGCCTAAAGTCTGGAAAGCCAAACCATTGCGTTCTGCGGCATCTTTAATATTTGCCAGTCCAGAAATAGTCTTTTCAAATAATTGTTGTGAAGATAAGGTGGCTAAGTCTTTTAAAGACACGCCAACTCTTGCAAATGCTTCTTGGGCTTTTGCGCTACCTAAAGCGGCAGATTCTACTTTTTGAGTAAAACCAGAATAAATGGCAGATGTATTTTCAGCATTGCCACCGCTTTCCTCTAATGCCCTGGACAATTCCAAAACAGATGCGGTAGTTACATCATTGGCATTTGCTGTTTTAACTATAGTATCGGCATATTCCAACGCCTTTTTAGTCATTTCAGTAAAAGCCGCTATTGATAATAATTCTGTAGCGGTTTCTTTAAAGTTATCAAGGGATTTTTTGGCGGCTTCTAGGGCTTGAGTAAAATCGACTGTATCCAGTCCCATTTTTACGCCTAGATTCGCAATATTTGCCATTTATTTTCCTTTGAACAAACTTTCTGGTACTTTAGGGCTCATTAACATAAATGTTAATAATTGTTGATTAGCTTGAGCCTTTTTATCTTGTTCTGTTAATGGCGGGTAAATATACCCATACACTTTGGGTATTATATCTTGCAATTTATAACTTGGCTTACCTTTTGGCAATAACGAATTAAAATGACCAGCGGTCAATGTGCCTAATACTTCCAATATTCCACGATTACCAATTAACCCATCTGCGTACATAACACAAATGTCGGTAAATGTTTCTTCGTCTATTTGATTCGGGTCAGACCCATGTGCAAGGATATAAGCCTTTGTTTGCCTACGGATCGACCCAGTTACTTTCCCTTTGCGGATTCGTAACTTGGGCTAATGGTTTTAGTAATAGAATCTACCACCTCTAATTGAATAGAAAATGGGAATAATTCTTCAACCATTGAATATGTAATAGTATTCATGTCAAAAGTTTTATCTTCTGGCACAATTAATTTAAACATTTCCGTAATACGATTTTCAGTAATTGCTTTATTTTTAGCGGTTTCTTTTAATGATCTACCTTTAATTAATACATCATTATCTTGAAATTCAACACCTTCATTTATAAATTTTTCTTTATTTTCAATAAATGGATTTGCCAAATCTTGATAATATTTTTCAATTAATTCTTCATTAACTGTTTTAATTCTTTCCAAAATGGCTTCAAATTCTAATGTAGTTGGCACTTTAATTTGAAAAGTATGCCCGCCTAATTCAAATGAACGAGTACGGACTAAATCTTGATTTTCAATAAATTTTTTGCCTAAAGCATTTGCAAACTGGTTCATTTTGTTTCCTTCATGTGTTTTGATCTATATTTTTCTAATGCTCCACCAAAATCATTGCTTAATGACGATAATATTGCTGGTATATTAGTTTCTAAAGCTGGGCGCAAATAAGGCTTTGCTGGCATTTTAGCAGTACCAAATTCATTAACAATCGTTCTAGCATCCATTACAGCAAATTGTTTAATTGAACTTTTTTTGCTATGTAGATTATGGAAAGCCTTTGGATGGAATTTACTGCCAGGAGCTACAGAAACCCTAGCCATCATAATTTCACTAGGACTTACATACCTTGAGTGCTTATCTTTATTTGTAGGCTTTCTAGCTTCAATTTGAAGGGTTGCCGCCAACTGTCCAGTATCTTTGCGCACCAATTCTTTTGCGGTTGCCAAAACAGGGGTCATTGATTTTCTTGCGCCATTACGCAAAATGTTTGTAGCATCTTTAGGGCCAAAATCGTCTTGGATTTTGTCAATTAATTCTTCAAATTCTTGGAATCCCTCAAATTTGAATGTAGTTTTCATTTTGGCTTAATTAAATGCTCAAAAATAGAATTATTGAGTTTTTTAACAAATTGGGTAATTTCGTCTGGTGTTAATTTATCAGCATGATGGGAAGCGATCTGATAAGCCAGATCAACTCCCATTAGCTTTTGTTGTTGCCAGCCAAACCAATCCTTAACACCAGAATCGGCTTGACCAGCTAGGTATGTCAAATAGTTTGCTAAATCGTTATTATTTTTTATTGTCGGATTCATATATTAAGTGTTATTTGACCAACCGTATTGATTACCTCTTGGGTGAATCGTGAATGTGCATTTCGCTTCTGCGTTAGGCGCATTGTCGATAGTGAACTCAGAAACACGGCCAGTAAAGGCATATGCTACTGTGTTTGCGCCATCAACTGCGGCAATAACGAATGTACGATCAATAATTCCGCTATAAGCATCGCCACGAATCAACAACAAACCAGCATCGCTTGGATTCCATGCGGCAACGATTGTCATTGAAGTTGGTTTGCTTTGTGTTGGGATAACATCAGACTGACGGCTACCAGCAACATAAAAGTTTGCAGAAGCATCATCTTGGCCAAACTTAGGGATTGCTTCAACATTTAATTGTTCGCCACCAGAGCCAGTACCGTTAGCAACTGTACCAACGATAGAAGCAACTTCGCCAGTCCAAGTAGATAACTGAGTAAGAGTTAATGGTGTTGGAGTTGCGCTAGTTTGACACCATAACGATGCCGAAAACCCAGGTAACACTTGATTTGGGAGAGCCATTTTTAATCCTTCAAAAATAAAAAGTTAATAAAATTATATTATGTTGGAATGTCTAAAGTGCAATCCATAATAATATGGTTTAACTTTACTGTATCATCATAAGTATTATACAACCAAACTACATCAGCTTTGGCGATATAAAACCCGCTTGAACCACCAAATTGCCCATTATATCCGTGCAATGATTGTAATATAGTATTTGATATATTAAAAGCATCATTCTGATCTTGTGCAAACACATTAATCTGAAAGACGGGGCGATCAATGCCCTTATTATTCTGGTTTTGCCCTGTATATACTGGCTGGTGAATATTTCTTAATTGCCAAGTAATAAATTTAGGCTGTTTAGCAAAATCACGGTTAAATACGGCATATACGGGAATTGTATTGCCCACAATAGATTTAAGCTGATATTGAACGGCTTTGCTATATACGGCTGGATTATTCTGGCTCATACTTGTGTCTGTGGATCGTTACGGTAACAAGTAAATGTAATGCTCATTTTGTCATTAGCTTCATTGACATCAGCAATACGCCAATCATTCCCACGCCATGCAAACGCATAATCCACTTGATCTGTGGACATTGTGACGGTATTGGGAGTGTAATTAAGCATGAATTTCACATGATTTTGATAAACCCGTTCATCCTTTGGGATGGTCAAATCGTTACGAACATCCATGACTTTAGCCCTGGTGGTAAACCACTTAGTCAATACGGTGTTAGTTTGACCCATATCATCAACTGATATAGCGACATTATTAACATCCACATTTTCAAAACGAGCGATTGCCATTTACAGCACCGATTCCAAAGTAAATTTAGCCCATTTCCCAGTAGTAGGCTTGCATTTTATAAGATACCTAATACTACCGATTGGAATTCCAGTAGATTTACTAGCGTCACTCCAACTTGGATAAATTATGCCATTAACCTTTACTTTCTTTTTATGTGCTTCTGAATTTTTTAAATTATGTTCTTTGCTTTTTGCAATGCCTTTATGAATCATTCGGCATTTTTCTATAGATTCTTTGGTGTGTTTTTTGCCTTTAAAACTTAAACCACCTTGAGGTCCATTGCCATCACCGCCAGCAGATTGATTCACTAATTTATAACCCATATCTTTAAAACAAGAAATAAGCAATTTTTCGTGTTCAAACGCTTCTTTTTCAGTTTTCCATGTTGCTAATTTATTGGCCTTATAACCATGTTTTAAAACAGTATTATGCCAATGCTTATTTCTTGCATCTTTTCTAAGCAATCTATTACCAGAACCTTTGCCTATGTAAAAGATTCTATTTGTATCAGAAGTTATATGGGCGTATGTATAAAACATAACTAAAGAACAAGTGGCTTGTATGGGCGCAAAAGCTGATCTACGCCAAATGGCAACTTAGCCAACTGGCCAACGGTGGTATCGCTACGGTTGTTATAAAGATGGGTCAAAAGTAATAAACCAGCTTGCTGAATAACTGGGTAACTAGCCAAAGGATTAGCCGCCAAAGTATAGGTAACAACAATCGGATTGCTAATAAACTGGTTTACTTCGCTTGGAATACCGCTAACAATCACTTTATTGCCAGTAGGATCATAGAAATATTGATCAGAAGGGATTAAAACAAATGATGGTGTTGTATCACTTGTGTAATAACCAACGGTATTAATTACTACGCCTGGTATTGCCCCGTTGTCTTGTCCGACTTCTGGCAAATCCAGCATAACTTGTGTGCCACTCATGCCATTAAAAGCCCCGTAATAGACTTTATAGCTTACGGAGAATATGGACATCCCAAGATAATCTTCAATAGCCATACGGGTCGCTAATTCAAGCCCAAACAGATAATCTGCTTGGCTGGTATCGCCAACCAAATTAAGCTGTTGTAGGATTTGATCCAAACTTAGCCAAGAACTGCTTATATCTCGGCTAGTTTGCTCAATCTTTTCATAGCTAAAGGGGTTACGGACTGTACCTAAGTACGGCCCGTTGGTATAACTATCTAATGGCATATTGGCCTTATGATTCTAAACGGACACCCGCAAATACATCACGAATTGTTGAGCATACACGCTTTTCAGCATACAGGGTTACTGTGCCTGGTTGTGTTTGCTCTAAACGCTGGATGCTAAATTCTTCGTGATCCACGATAGTTACGAACTTATCCCAGTTGGCCAAATAGATTGGGAAGTTTCCGCTTCCAACCACTTGCATATATGGGTTAGGAATAACTGGGAAACCAAATACATGAGCAACTGCGCCACCATCAGAATCACCAACTTCAACAAAGAGTGGCTGACCAGTAGAACTGGTTAATTCACGCAATGCAAGGATAGTATTTGGGTGCATATGCCATGCTGTACCTGGCAAACCCCAATATTGGGCTGGCAATGCAGATGCTAGGGATGCAATGTCGTTATAAACGATTGTGCCGCCAGTAGCGGTGCTTACAGTTTTAACTGTGTGCAAACCGTTTGTTGCGCCAGAACCGCTTGTACCAAATGCGGCAGTTGATCCGCTTGGATAGTAGTTTAAGCCACGCAAACCATTGGTTGCACCAGTTGATGTAGTGCCAGAACCAGCTTGATCGTTATTTTGGATCATTGACAATGCTTCTTGTTGGCTAAATTCCAACATTAAATCGCCAACAACGGCTGGATCAAGGTTGTTAATGTCATCCATTGCGGCAGTACGGATTGGCAACTGCGCTGTAATGGCTTGTAAAGGTAATTGCCAGAATGATGTAGCAATGTTTGGGCTACCAGTATTCACATTAACTGGATAACCCCAGGGATTTGTAGGATTGGTTGCGTTACCAGTCTTTACTACAAAAGCCTGATCTGAACCAATCGTTGTAATTTCTCGGCTTGATACCCGCAATGGGTTAGCCATACGCAAAGATGCAAACGCATCATCATAAATAACACGGCCACCAACCCCAGAGCCAGAGCCAGTAAGGGTGGATGCTTCTTTTAAGTTCACCTTAACCTCTTTACCGTTTTTATCGGTAAGGGCTGATTTGATTGCTTCTAGGATTAGTTGGTTTTTCATATTTCTTCCAAAAGATTAAGTTGGGGTGGTCTTTTGAACCACCCCGCCTTTATTACGCTGTTGCTGTTGCGGTAGAACGGTAAGCGATGATAGAGAGTGGGTCTACATTTGATGTAGCCAAACGCTTCTCACCGTAAAATGTGATGTAACCAGGCAATGTCTGGTCATATCTACGCAATACCATGTTCAAACGATCAACAATGGTATGGCCTCGTTGCCAGTCACCGAAATACATTGGGAACAAGTTAGCCGCTGTGTTACCAGAGAACTCGCTTGGATTATCAACATATTTATTGACTACAACATCAAAGCCCAACATACGGCCAACGATACCATCAGCATCGCCTGGGTGCATTCTTTCGAAAATTGGTGTGCCGTTAGAATCTTTCAAGCCACGGATTTGTGCCAAGAAGATTGGGTTTACCAAGAATTTCGCTGTAGGTGTCCAGTATTGTTGTGGCAAGTTGTAAATGAAGTTAATCAAATCTTGATAAGTTACATTTGCCGCACCAACTGTGTTGCCGTTAGTAGTTAATTGGTCATATACAGCCAAGCTGTTCAAACCGTTGCTAGTAGCAATACCAGAAGTACCGAACGCACCAGTAGTGATTGTGCCGCCAGTATAAGTACCATTAGCACCGTAGTTAGCATATTGATTCAAACCACGCAAACCTTGTGTTCCACCGTATGTATTTGGGGAATCGGTTTGATCGTTGTTTTTAATCATGGACAAGCCTTCTTGCTGGCTAAATTCCATCAACATATCATCAACCACATTGGCTTCTAAACCATCAATATCATCAAGTGCCGCAGTACGGATTGGGAACTGGACATTCAAGTCTTGAAGAACTTGTTGCCAAATAACTGTAGATTCAGTTGTTGGGTTAGGGCCACTAGATGTGTTGTTGTTTACTGGATAACCCCAGAAAGCACCGGCATTACCAGTTTTTGCACGGAACTGATAAGTAGAGCCATCAGTTGTTACATTACGGGAAAGGCCACGCATAGGGTTAATCAAACGGAGTGTATGGAACACAGGATCGTAAGCTGTACGACCACCGATGTTGTAACCACCACCAGTTAAAGATGAACTCTCAGTTAAGTATGCTTGATATTGTGATTCATCTTCAAACATCTTGAGTTCTTTTTCCATCGAACCTTTTTTAGCAAACTTTTTGAGTTGCTCACGAACCATCTTGTTTACATCTTCTTTGATGGTTTTAGCTGGTTTGATGATAGAAGGTGCAGTATTGATTTCAGCAACACGGGCTTTAATGGTTTCTAACTTCTCATCCATTTCAGCTTTAGCGGCTTCAATAGCGGCAACTGCTTCAGTTTTTACTTCTTGAATCTTAGATTCGTTTGATGCTTCGATAGCATCTAACTTTTCAATGATTTTGTCAGACATGATATTTCCTTATTTGATGCGTTTAGATAATGCCTTTAACAATTCTCTTTCCTCTAGGGCTTTAAGAACTGTATCAGCTTCGTTTACCACCGCTTCCAACTCACTTGGTTGTGGTGTTTCTTTAATAACTTCCTTGTTTGCATCACGCAATTCAAGAATCTTTTTAAAGACGGAAGATGCGGTGGTCGCACCTTTCTTGGACAGGCCAGCATCACGCAAGGCTTGTTCAACTAAGCGAGGATTTAAATGCCCTTCGGCATCAAAACACTCTAATCTTTGAATTTCAGCATTAGGATTGTTTGGGTACATAACTACAGAAACTTCCCGCAAACCACCTTTAGTAATCTGAAAATAGGATTCATCATCATCGTTATCATCATCCATTGGCTCACCATCAGCACCAACCCAACACGCTTCATCTGCGTATGCGCCAACTGAAACGCCACCAAATAGATTTGGAGATGATTTCAATACTTCGTAAAGGTCAGAACCAGTAGAAGTATTCATAAATAGATTGCCTTTAGCAACCATGCCTTCTTTATCGAAGTTAAATTCATTCCATTGACCGACTGGCATACCCATGTCGTTATGGTTTAAGAACATTGGTAATGGTTTACCCTCAGACTTAAATTGCTCTGCCCATTCGGAAAAGCCATCAGGCTGATAGTTAAACTTTCTACCGTCTGCGCCCTCACGCTTACCCCATGTAGTAACACGGGCAACAATATTGCCGCTAGGATTTTGGGATTCTTTGCCTTGTTTTTCTAGGCTTAGTTGTGCTTCGCAAACGACTGTCAGGTTTTGATTCATTTATAATCCCATCTTTAATCGAGTAATCGATGTCGTATATTATATGAGATTTTTTTGATTTTATCGGCAGTTTAGCATTAAACCGCCTAATCATTGAATCCAATCTATCTTTTATTGTCATTAAGTTGTGCCAATATTCATTTTGCGGGTTTGATTGCCCCCGCCACCACCAGTATCTTGTGGGCTTGTGCCTGGAATAATTTTAGCTGTTTTCGATGTTACTGGTATATCTGTAGATGATAATTTTTGTGTATTAACGCCACCTAATTCATCACCGCCATCAATTTTGGCAATATTCAAATATTCACGGGCTTCATTTGGGGTCATAATGCCACCAGCAACACCAGCATTAACAAAATTCATTTGGTCTAATGCCGCACCCTTCAAGAAATCTTTAGTATCAAAACGAATTGCAAGGTTTGGATAACCTTTTAATAATCCCATTTTGAATTTTTGCTCAATATTAATAATCATTGGGTACATGGTAGTTTTATAAAACTCATCCAATAATGTTTGAGTATTATTATATTTACCCATTTCCAAACCTAATAATTGTGCTGGTACGCCAAACAATGCACAAATACGCTTAGTGGTTTGATCTTTTAATTTGCTGGCTTCGGCATCTTGCAATGTCAGCATATGGACTGGTGTGTAAGTCATGCCTTGATCTAGCAACATTCCTTGACCTGGCTTACTCAAATCGCTTGGGCGGCTACCAGTCATGCTAGACCATGCTTCTTTTAGTCTGGCGGCAATTTCTTTAAATTTGCTATCTGGAATTACTTGAGTTGTGCTGAAAATGCCAGATGGCTTTGCGCCATTTTGCATGACATAGTTAGCATACAAGTCAATATCAGTATCAAGTGCCACTAATTCAGTTGCCAAAATACCTTTGTTAAAACCAGCAGAACCTTGCCACGGGGCTTCGGTGCAATGTATTACCTGATAAGCGGCCAATGGCTCATCCTTGTTAAATCCGTATGTTGGTGTAGAAACACGGTATGTCGGATAACGGGCTGGGCTGGCTTGAACGGTAATTAGAGTTGCATCAAGGTTATATAACTCAATCGGGGTTTGGTTAGGGTCTTTTTGGTCTTTACGGTATAACAATGTAAATACTTCACCCGCTAGGGAATACCATAATGCCCATTGATACCAAAACTCATATTGATTCTGGAAGTTATTTGGCTCAGTTAATAGGTTTAATACTTGTTTGGCTTTGTTTTTATCCCGTGTTCCAGATTTATCAGACTTTAAACAATCTTCAAAAGTGCCATCATCAGTCTTATACATGACTGTTAATGAACATTGTGCCAATGCTCTAGCAATCATATTGGCGCATGACATCACCGTACTATTACGGGATAGTACCGACATATCTACAACTCGACCCGCATTGGTGGCCGATGCTGTAGTTACATACAGTAATTGGAAGTTTGCGCCTT